GCAGAAACGGGCCTCGTACTAGAGTTTAATAGAGGATCTAGTCCCCCATCTAAGATTCCTCCTAATCAGATACCAACTGGATTAGACAGAATCAGCCAAAAAGCGGCTATTAACATTAAGCAAATTAGTGGTATTAGTGATGCAATGCTAGGTACTGATAGTCCAGAAGTATCTGGTGTAGCTATTCAGGCTAAACAAAACCGTGGCGCTATGATGATTCAGGTACCACTCGATAATTTAACTAAGACTAGACAGTATTTAGCAGAAAAAATATTAAATTTAGTACAAGCTTACTATACGGAAGAGCGTCTAATACAAATTACAGATGAAACAGACCCATTAAAACGTCGTCAACCTATGAAGGTTAATGAGATAACTACAGAAGGTATGATTATTAATGACTTAACTCTTGGAGAGTATGACGTTGTTGTAGGAACTGCTCCTGCTAGAGATAATTTTGAAGAAATTCAGTTTGCAGAAGCTATTGCATTGCGTCAAGCTGGCGTACCTATACCAGACGATATGATTGTAGAATACTCACACCTTGCGCGTAAGGGCGAAATTGCTCAGAGAATACGAGAAATGCAGGGTATGAATCCACCTTCAGAGCAAGAAGCTCAAATAATGCAGTTTCAAGCTGAATCTGAAATTAGAAAAACTCAACTTGAGATTGCTCAAATGGAAGCTGAAGTACAAAGACTTCAATCTGAAGCTATGCTTAATCAAGCTAAGGCCCAAGGAACTACTGAAATTGATCCACAACTTAAGATTACTGATATGCAAGGCAAACTTGATATTAAGAGAGAAGAATTGGCTCTACGTGAAAGGTTATCGGAGATGACCAACACCGTTAGATCTGGTCAAAGTGAAACCCAAGCAGCATCAAAAATAGCCGTTGCTGCAATGAAACCTACAGGAGGTAAATAATGGCTGAGGATAAAAAAAGTAATAGTGATGTAGATATTGTTATGGATGGTATGCCAGGAGCAGACCCTATAACTGAGGAAGAAGCAAAATCATTTGAAGTAGATCTTAACTTTGATGAGGAAGCTCCTACAGAAGATGTCGTAGAGGAAGAAACGCCTGAAACAGAAGAAGTAGAAGAGGAGGTCGAATTCCCTACTGAAGAAGAAGTTGTAGAAGAAGTGGAGGAAGAAGATGCCGACGACACCGAAGACACAGAGGATCAAGATGAGGTTGAAGTACCAGGAGAACCTGAAGAAGAGGAAACCCCTGACGACCCAACCAATATCGTTGAAGAAGAAGAAATAGAGAAACCACAAGCGCCTGAAAAATCGCCAATGGTTCCTAAATCTAGATTAGATGAGGTCTTAGCTAAGAACAAAAAAATGCAAAAGCAGCTAGAAGATATACAGCAGAAAGAAGCAGAAGCGCAAGCAGAAGCTCCTAAGTTTGATTTTGATATTAAAGAGCAGGAATACCAGCAGCTAATTTTAGACGGGGATACTACTCAAGCTGTTCAACTTCGTAATGAAATACGGCAAGCTGAAAAAGAAGCTATGATGTTTGAGATGCAAAATAAGATGGGGCAAACTGTACAACAGGATAGAGCAGCTCAAGAGCTACAAGCCAAAGCAGTAGAAATAGCTGAAACATTTCCGATGCTTAATGAGTTAAGTTCTGAGTTCAATGAAGACTTAACTAGAGAAGTCAGTGAACTTAGAGATGCATTTATTGTACAAGGGTATGAACCGGCGGATTCTTTAGCTAAAGCAACCGAATACACATTGGCCGCTAAACACCCAGAACTCTTACAAGGGTCTGATGAAGTAGCTGCAGTACAAACTAATGAACAAAATAAAGCTGTTGTAGAAAAAAGGAAAAAGACAGCGGTTAAAAAGAAATTACAGGCTTCGCAATCACAACCCCCAAAGATGAAAGGGGAAAGCACATCCAAACGTAAAGGTGTCGCAGATGTAAATGTACTTTCTGATGACGAGTTTGGTGCCTTACCTGAAGATACACTAAGACGAATGCGTGGTGACTTTGGGTAAAAGTGTGATACGATGTTATATAACTTCGTCCGTTAGAACGATATCTAACCCTAGTCGTATAGGATAAAAAACGTATTCGCCTACCACGGCGTTAATCTGGTCAAGGTCGTTCTTGTAAAAAATACGATGTCGTAGCCCCAACGATAAAGGGTATACGGGTAAATATCGCCCCAAAAGTCGGTTAGTTTTTAACTTAAATTGGAGTATATAAATGGCTAATACTAATTTTAGCGCACTGACCAGCGAACAGCTTACTATCTGGTCACGTGATTTCTGGCGTGTTGCTCGAAATATGTCCTTCATTAACCAATTTGCGGGTAGTGGACCTAACGCTATGGTTCAGAGAATATCTGAACTTACCCAATCTGAAAAAGGCGCAAGAGCAGTAATTACTCTTCTTGCTGACATGACAGGTGACGGTATCGTTGGAGACAACACTCTCGAAGGTAATGAGGAAGCATTAAGAGCGTACGACATCGTTGTTCAACTAGATCAATTAAGATTTGCAAACAGACTAGCTGGTAGGCTTGCTGATCAAAAATCGGTTGTCAACTTCCGTGAGCACTCAAGAGATGCACTTGCTTATGCAATGGCAGATCGTATCGACCAGTTAGCGTTTTTAACGATGGCTGGTGTTTCATACGGCGTTAAGAATAACGGCGCATTAAGAAATACCCTGGGTTCAGGTCAAAATCTTAGTGATCTTGCATTCTCTGGCGACGTATCTGCTCCTACTTCTAGTAGACATAGAAGGTGGGATGCTGGAACTAGCGCTATAACAACAGGAGACGTTACTGCAGTAGCAGCAGCTGACTCCTTAAATTATAAAGCTATCGTTCAGCTTAAAGCTTATGCCAAAGATAATTACATCAGAGGCTTAAGAGGCGCAGGAAACGAAGAGGTATACCACTTGTTTGTATCACCTCAGGTAATGGCTGACCTTAAACTTGATTCAGACTTCTTAGCTAACGTTAGGAATGCTGGAGTAAGAGGACCTAGTAACGAATTGTTCTCAGGTTCTTCAAGCTTAATGGTTGACGGCATTATGGTTCATGAATTCAGACACGTGTTTAATACAAGTGGCGCGACTTCAGGAACTTCTAGTAATGCTGGTTCTAACGGATACAAGTGGGGGGCCGATGCTGATGTTGATGGTTCTTCATGCCTATTTGTTGGAGCGCAAGGGCTTGCGATGGCTGATATCGGTCTTCCAGAAATTGTCGAAGATACTTTCGACTATGGAAACCAGAATGGTATCTCTATTGGTAAGATTTTTGGCTTTAAGAAACCAGTTTATTATTCAGACGTCTCAAGTCAGAATGAAGACTTTGGTATCGTAAGGTTGGATGTTGCTTACTAGAGCACAGGTTGTGGGTAGCCCTTCGGGGCTACTCGCTTTTATTAATACTCTTTTTTAGGAGAAAAAAGTGAAAATTAAATCAGAAACAGATCTCCATGTTACTACTACTTGGGGCGCATCTATCTTTTTAAAAGCAGGTGAAGAACGCGAAGTAGGTGATGACTTAGGGCTTCAAGCTCAACAGCAAGGCGCAGTTGAAGTTAAAGAGCCAGTTAAAGCAGCACCGAAAGCTAAAAAAGCGAAAGCTAAAACTACTGCAAAAAAGACAAGAGCTAGGAACGAGGATGGGCATTACGTAGCCGACGATCCTAGCACGCCAGACGTAAACGAAGCTTACGTACAAGAAGAAGAAGCAGGGGAAGAAGAAAAAGCTGAGTAATTAACGAGGTAAAATTATGGCCGGTACATTAACAGGAGCCAATTTAATATCTCGTATACAAGACATCCTTCAGGACACAACGAGCATTCGTTGGCCAGAAGCGGAGTTGCTACGATATATTAATGACGCACAAAGAGAAGTTTGTAATCTTCGACCCGAGTCTACGGCAACTACTGCTAACATGGCGTGTGTAGTTGGGACTAAACAGTCACTACCATCAGGTGGCCTTAGGCTTATTAAAGTTACAAGGAATATGTCCGCAGCTAGTGGAAGTGCTACAGGTAAAAGAGCAGTAAGACTGGTTGACGCAGACATATTAAACACACAGGAACCTAATTGGCATGATCCAACGGTTTCTGGAGACGCAGCGCATACTACTACAGTAAAACACTACATTTTTGATGAAGATGACCCTAGGGCATTTTATGTTTACCCAGGGGCATCTACTACAAGTACTTTCCTAGAGATTGTTTACTCTGGAGCACCGACCGATTTAGCTAACACAAGTGCTACTATTGCAGTGGACGATGTTTTTGCGAATGCAATTATCGACTATGTATTATTTAGGTGTTACTTAAAAGATGCAGAGTATGCGGGTAATCAACAAAGAGCGGGTACACATTTTCAATTGTTTTCTAGCAGCTTAGGTGCTGGGGGACAAGCGCAATTTAATGTTAGTCCAAACCAGGACCAATTAAATACAGCATCTATACCGCCACAGACATTACCAGTGGGGTAAGCTAGATGGCTTCTTATGAGTCGTTAGTCAAAGAAATACTACCTTATGTTCCGGGGTGCCCGGACTCCGTAGTAGAATCTAACTTGCGCGCAGCTACTATTGAGTTTTGTGAAAAAACAAAAGCTTATGTGCAAGACTTAGATCCGATTACTACTATTTCAGGGGTGTATGAGTATGATTTTGATCAACCTACAGGCACTTCTGTACATAGTATCCTTTGGATGACTCATGACGGGGACGATTTAGATCCCATTAGCCCAAGAAGTTTAGAGCTTAACTACCCCGATTGGCGAGACCGTTCTACTAAACCTCAAGTGTACCTACAGAAAAATGCAGATACATTTTGGGTTATACCTATCCCTAATTCTAAAGTTGTAAATGGTATACAGCTATCTGTAGCTTTAAAACCTACGCGTACAACTAATAACATTAGTACGGCGTTTTCTAATGATTACAGGGACGGGATTATTTTTGGCACTTTGTACAGACTATTACGGATCCCTGCTAGAGAATGGAGTGATCCTTCTGCCGCTGGAGATTATTTAGGACTATTTAATGAACAAGTGTCCGCAGCTGAACTTCGTGCGCGTGGAGGCGATTTAGGTGTGAAACGTCTAGTAAAATATAAAGGAGTAGGGCTTAGTTCTAGGAACAGATACAAAAGATATGGGAAAGAAATAGATTATTAATATGAATGACACAGTAGTGCCGATAGGCAAGAGTAAGAAGTTTTCAGCTCCTCAACCTGTTGATATAAGGGAGGTTTGGAATATTGTGCGGGATGGCATACAAGAGATTTTATCTGAAAACCCCCAGCTTACTTTTTTACCTGAGGATGTCTACAGCGAGTGTGTAAACGAAAGGGCTACTTTGTTTATGTCCCCTATAGGATTTTTAGTTTTAAGCACCGAAATAGATCAATTTACAGGAAATAAAACTTTACTCATTTGGATAGCGTATACTTATGAGCAAGGTAAACATAATTGGATTGACCACTATAAATGGTTTGATCAAGTAGCCAAGGCATTAGGATGTAGTTTTATAGAAGCACGTTCTTCTGTCCCGGAAATGGAAGAATATGCTCTAGCTAACGGGTGGCAGTTAGATACAAAAGTTTATGTAAGAGAGGTTATTAACGATGGGTAGTAAACCAAAACAATCAGAATACAAACCGTCTGAGACAGAAAAAACTCAGGCTGCAATAGCAAAAGCCGATGCAGATTACTTTGCAAAAACGTATGACCCTTTACTTGTAGAAATGCGAGATAAAGCGGCTAAAGAAGACGTTGCATCTACTCTTAGAGGTAGGGCTGGAGCAGATACCTATCAAGCTTTGACCGGGGATGGAGCAAATTTAACTGTGGCGGAAGGTGTAAGTACCGGCGCAGACTTAGCCGAAGGTGCTGTAGGGCAGTTGCTAGATGCTAATACTGTAGCGAAAAACGTAAAAATAGATGACCAAGTTGGCGTCTTAGGTACCGCTAGAGGACAACAAGCAGATGCCGGGGATGCTCTCGCTAAAGCTTCTAAATTAGCTATGTCAGAAGACCTCGCTAAAATGAAAGGAAAACAAACAGTTAGGTTAGCAAGGCGTAAAGCAGCTTTTGATATAGGTACGAGTATAGCTAAACAAGGCATTAAAAATTACAGCGAGACCGGCGATTGGAAGATGGCAGATAAAGGTTTCAGCATAGACCCTAATACTGGGGAAATGATACAAAGAGGTGGGTATGGCCTTTTAGGTGGATTTAAAACAGGTACTAGAAGTACTAAACCCGGTGGCGGGTTTACTGATTGGACGAAGCACAGCTAATGTTAGGCGTAATGAATAACTCCATCTCGCATTTAAGTGAAATGCCTGTTCATTTAATGGAGAAGTATGGTCTTGACCCACGTGACTTTAATCCAACTAAGATTCCAGGTAAGATGCCTAATCAACCTAGGACTGAAGTAGAAAAAGTTACGTCACCGGGAGGCCCTGGTGGAAATAAAGGGCCAGCTATTGGCACCATAGATTTCTCTACTAATCAGAATTATTCCGCTAGCCAGTTGCCAACAGTTAGTGACCCAGATAAAACTATGGCGGATGTAGCTACAGGGCAACACGAGCGTTATATAAAAAATTATAGAGGATTTGAAGAAGCTCTTATTGCAGCTAGAAATGATACTTCTTTGATAGATGCTGCTAGAGAAGACGCACCAGAACAAGCAAGAATAGCAAGCGAAGCAGCAGCAAGAAATAGATCTAGATTTGGATTAACCCAAACTGCGGTACAAGCTAGAGAAACGCAAAGAGCAGAACAAAGGGGTGCGGCGCTTAATCTTGCCGGGGGCGTAAATAATGCTCGTTTAGCCCAAAGAGATGCAAATAAAAGATTACTAGGTGACCTTATAAATATAGGTCAAGGTGTTAACAGAAGCTCGTTGTCTCAATTAGGAGCAGCGGGAGAAAATGCAGTGCAGCGTAAAAACGCATACCAGAATGCAAGAGCGCAACATAAAGCGCAAACTTGGCAAATGGTGGGTAGCGCAGGAGCAATGCTTGCAGCAGCATTTTTGATATAGGTTAGATATGGCTCAGAATAATTGGTTAGGCAGAATGTTCGAAAACGCGGGTGCCGTTATGAGTAATCCGACGTCTGCTAGGGACGCAGCTCAAATGGGCGCTTATAACAAGCAAGTGCGTACCGATAATGCAGCTGGCTGGGCTGTTAACCTTAATGCTGAGACCCAGAAGTATGATTTAAAACTTGATACCGAGGCTAAAAAAGCTTTAGAAGACGCAACTTATATACCTCCTAACTTCGACTCTAGAGAAGCTTTTCAAGACTTTTACAATAGAGCTAAGGAAGAAAGGGATTTTAACAATTATTATAGCCCCAGTACTATACAAGAAGGTTTTGGTACGATGGACGCTAATACCTATAGGAATAATACAGGCTATGCTCCTTATATATTAGGTAGGGGTAAAAGACTAGCCGAGAATGAATCGGTACCAGTTGATATAACTTCAGAAGACGGGACTTCTATATCTGGGTATAAGCCTGTAGTTCGTACATTACGTGAAGACGGTAGTGGTAATGTGCAATTATATAATGCAGATACAACCTGGGGAGGTAAGCCTGTTTCAGAAATAGCTAAAGAAGGCGGATCAGATGCAGTGGCAGCAAGCACCCTTGATGCTATGCCTTATTCTGTAGAGAATCAAGATTTTGGTAGCTATATAAGTGGAGTTATGCAGCGAGCCAATATGCGTAGAGATACTGCGTATATGGATACTGTAGAGGGGGGCACTCCGGGTTTAGATTTAGATGCACCTAGCCGTGAGGCTAATGAAGAACGACTTTTAAATATTGCAGTAGACCAAGGTATTATAAGTGAGGAAGAAGCGCAGGCTAGACTAAAAAAAGCCAGAGAAGATTTTAACCTTCAAGAAAGTCAAAAAAATCAAACTGCTTCAACAGATTCTGATACTACAACCCCTGGTGACTTTGCTAGCCTTGAAGACTTTAATACGTCAGAAAGAGCTTGGATTTCAGTATGGGCAAATAAAACCCGTGGTTTTGATAAAGGTTCTGTAGAGAGCACTTATTATGGAAGTGTGGAAGCAGACGCTAGGAGAAAAGAAGCAATAAGTAAAGCAGCTGAACAATACACAAACAACCCTAAAGCTGCTGCTGCTATAGGTATAACTAAAGAGCTTGGAGAAGAAGCTGTAAAACTAAATAAAGGCTTTGCAGCATCGGAAGCAGAATCTATTACTGAACCTACAGTAGTGCCCCAACAACATCTTAAGTTTGGAGATGAACCCGAAGGTAAAGTTTATAGCTTTACGGAACTGAACAAACGACTTCCTGTACACATAGGGGCTTTGGGTAAACCTAGTCCAGGCAACTATAAAATAGAAAAATTACTCAAGGACAAATTCCCTCAATTTGCAGGGGATTGGGTACAAGATTTTACTGAACAACCATACCCATTCGGCATCAGTAAAGTACAGTTTGAAAGTGGCAGTATCAAAGATGGTAGGAATGCAATGCGAGCTGCAAAAGCTACTAGTGAGTTTAATGTTAAAACAGCCCTTTATGATAAAACGGATCAACTTAGAGGCCATTGGTCAAGGTTGGATCTTACTGACCCTGAAATAGTTAATAGGTTAGAGTATTTAGAAGGGGACGCTTGGGAACCAGGGGTGAAAGGGCTTACTGAAATAGAAAGAGCAGAAATAGATGTAGTTAAAAAGTTCTACGGGGAACAAACTTCTAATAAGCAGCTAGAAAAAATATTCCTAGAGAACCCGAAGGCCTTTAAAGAATACTACGCAGACCCATATAATTTTGCGCTTAAATATGCTGATGATATGCAAGCCTTAGTACCACCTACTATTACACCTCAAGACAAAATTAATGCGGGGGTTAACCCTAAAGAGGTAAATAAAATAGATACTTCTGTTGTATTAAAAGCGACCGAGAATCCGGTTGTAACTCAAGATGACATTTTTGCTATAGAAAAAGAAGTAGAGAAGTTAGGTACTCTACGTGAGGACGCACAAGCCAACCTAGTTAAATTTACAGCAGACAAAGAAAAACGTTTGCAAGACCTGCAGGATATAGAGCGGGCTTTCTATGTAACTAATTGGATGGCAGCTACTGATAAAAATGATCCAATATATAGAGTCCTTGCTAATACTTTTCCTGCATTCATCGCTACAGGGGATTACAGCACTTGGGAAAAAGAAATGCAGTTAGAGTGGGCAAAATTAGAACAAGAAAATGAAAAGATAGCTCAAGGCTGGGAAAAAATATTTAATACTGGGCAGTCTAATACTACTTCATTACTTAGGCTAGAGTTTGATGTAGGGAAAGAAAAGCAACGTAGATTAGATACTATAAATGACTTAAGTGAATATGGTAAGTCACAACGAGAATTTCGTGAAAGTACTACTTTCCATGAGTTAATTATGGCAGGAGATATTTCTGATATAAATTCTGATATGGCAGCTCCTTATTTACAGAACCTTAGTTCTCAAGGTAGACAAATAGCTGAAAACATTAAAGCTGGTAATTTTGGACCCAAGCAAAAAGCAGACTATGATGACATGCAGGCGGATGTTAGTTTCGCCCTTCGCCCTATCCTTCAAAAACTTTCTAATGATAATCAAACTTTATTTAGAACTATTATGGGTTGGTTTGGCGCGGACTTTAGTGTAGGAGCTGGAGGGTTTGAGATAGACCGTAAGATAATGGCGGTAGATGCATCTGGTCGTATGACCGATGACTATAACGAAGTAGCTCATTTCCATTTACTTAATGATGCTTCTTTAGCTCCAGAGGGTAATAAAATATCTGCAAGCCAGATGGGAGACGCTATAGGCGGAGAGCTAGGTATTAAAATGTTATTTAGTATTATTGCACCCACCCATGAGTTACGCCGTCAAAGGAATTTGAAATAGTGTGGCTGAATCAAATAACAACATACTATATCAACAGCTTGTAGCAGATATAAAAGGGCTTTCTTCTGCTGAAACCCCAACCCCTACTATACCTACCCCTACTCTTACTAAAGACGCAAGGGGTCCCCTTCAGGCAGCTTTAGAAGTTTCTATGCGATCAACTGCTGGTAGAGAAGCAGCAGCGCAAATGCCTAGTCCTACTACACGAGGTGCCCCTTTAACTACTGGAGAAATCTGGAGCGATTCTGTAACTGCAGGCACGTTGCAGCTTGAAGCCATGGGCAATCAGTTTATGGCCATACCAAGCCTTCTACGTGGTAATACGGAGGCGGCAGAGACCAGGCTTAATAAAGCTAGACTTCAAGAAGAAGCTTCTGGTGACATATTAAATTCTATGGGCACATTTGAAGAATTTATAGATGCCCCCACTTGGGGTGGTTTTTATGACCAAGTAATAAAATCCGTAGGGCAATTTACCCCTATGGCACTAAGTTCTGTCGGGTCTGGTTTGACTGGGGCTGCTGTCCAAGTAGTAGGTAAAGGAGTCTTAGGAGCCACAGGTAAAAAAGTTACTAGAGAGATTGTTACTGATATCTTAAAAAAAGATGTTAATTTTAAACGTGGAGTAGGGGATGCTTTAACTCCTAATGAGCAAGCTATATTAAATTCTGCATACGCTACTGTGAAAAAAGCAGGCCAATACCCCAGTATGCTTAACGCAGCAAAAACTGCTGCACCTAAAGGGCCAGGAACTTCTTTGCAGTATGGATTTTGGGCTGGTGCTGGTGGGCAAGAGTATGTTGTTGGATCAGCTCAAGCCCTTAGTGAGTATGATGAAGCGGGGTATAAGTTAACAGATGAAGAAGCTGCAGCAGCATTAGGTCTTGGTATCCCTCAAGCAATAATAGGAACTTTAAGTGAAAAACTATTTGTGGGGGCGTTATTTAAAGGCGCAGCCGCTAAAGTAGCTAAAACTGGCGACCCTGATTCTTCTAGATTTATGTTGGAGATAGCTAAAGGATTAGGTGGGGGATTTGTTAAAGGAGCTTCTACTGAAGGTCTTACTGAACTTGCCCAAGAAGAACTATTTATCCAGCAGCGATTTGCAATTGACCCTGAGTATTCTGACACTGAAGCCAATTTACGTAGAGCAGAATCTGCTTTTGCTGGGTTCTTTGCTGGTGGTGCTGCTAGAGCACCGGCTACAGCAGCAGCTAATGTTATAGGGGAAGCTAGACGACTTTCTGAAATAGGTGGGTTTAAAGAAGAAGCAGAGATTGCTGCTAAAAAAGGTGGGCTTGGTCGAGTTATACCAGAACCAAAGGAATGGACTGCTAGCCAAGTTAACGCACTACTTGATCCAGGTGCGGAAACTGCAGCTGTTTGGTTGCCTACAGATGGTTTTGAAGCAGACGTAATAGACGCTCTTACTAATGATGTAATTGAAGACCTAGGAAACATTGAAGGCATAACTCAAGAACAGTTGGCTAGAATACAGCTGGTTCGAGACCCTAACGGGTCTGGAATTATGTTGTTAGACTCTAACAACCCTTTATATAAAGATTTGGTAGATGGGGCAGCTGAGTCTGGGTTTTCTGAAGAGTATTTAAGACAAGCGCTTGGGTATACAGAAACTCAAAACCCTGAACACGATATTGTTGTAGAGGTTACCAACAAAGCAGGGCATGTAGTCTGGTCTCAATCTACTTCTATGGCGAATAAGGATAAGGTCGTAGCACATGCGCGTAAACGATTCCCTGATACAGAAAAATATCCAAGTATAAAACCCGAGTCTAAAGAAGTTGCAGTAAACAAAAGAGTAGAAGCTAACCAAGCCGAAGATGTCAAAGTCAGAGATATGACCGACGAAGATGGTGAAGCTACTTTTGAAGATGATGTAACTAGTGAAGAACAAGAAGTACAAAACATTGCGGGTATGACTGTTGTAGAAGGCACCGCAGAGCAAACTGTAGCTAAACCTTTAACCCAACAACAACAGAAAGGACGTACAGAAACTGAGGTACAGCAAGGGCAGTTAGACCAAAATCAAATGAAATTTGAGGTTAAACAGCCCGATGAAACTCAAGGTATGGACGATGAAAGAGCTAATCAAGTTCTAGATACTAGAGCAGAAAATGAAAAGTTCTTTTTAGGGTACAACAATGTAGAAGATACCCCCGGTGTAAGAGGGGTATTAGACCAACTAAGCTATCAGTTTTTAAACGCGTACAAACGTGCCGCTAGAAGCAACCCAAATGTACGTATTACTCCTAGACAAAACCCAGATGGCACTTGGGGTATGGTGTCTGAACCTAAAGATGCTTTACCTGGCAATAACCCACCAATAGACGCGGGAAGGATTCAAGCAGTTATGATGGAATCCGCAGGACAATCTCCCGCAGTAAAAAATAAAACCCCAGGGTGGTCTGTGGAAGATGCTTCTGGGACAGTCCGTAATGTATATATGGGTAACCTAGTTAATCTAGGTATATCTATGAATCAAATGAATGAAGGTGCCCCGTTTACTAGAGACAGCGGCAGGATTGCAGATGGTTTTAATAAAGCCATTGAGGCATTGGGCCAAATTGGGTCGACTCTTTTATATAATGGTATCCCCGCTACAAATTTCTTGAATGAGAATATAGGAACTTTATATGAAGGGGCAAATATGCTGGATGCTCCTATATATGAGTCAGGCGGGGCACCTGTAACACTACGTCAAGCGCAAGAAGGCAGGTCTGAAATACAAAACCCTACAGACCCAACTGATGCACAGTTACAACAAGAGCTAAATCAATTAGAGGCTAAACATCAGCGTGAAATAGAAGTTGCATTTGAAGAGTTTTATGCAAACCCCAACAGAGACCCTAATACTAAATTCTACCCACCAGATGTTTTAGATCCAACAGAAGTGGATAGAAAAAGAGCCTTAGAGCGCCAGTTAAATAAGGGGCTAGAGGACCCGAGTGATTTTGTTGATACAACGGATCCAGCTAAAGGTATAGAAGGAGACTTCCAGCAGACTAGTTTAGATCTAGACAATGACCCTAATGCCATACCTTTGAGTAGGATTGAACTAGAAGCACAAGCTACTGTTACAGATCCTTTTTCTCGTAAAGTTCTAAAACCTTTAAAACCTACCCAAGTAGAGATAGGACAAGATTGGAACAATATTATTGGTGGATTAAAGCCTCAATTAACTAAGATACTTACAGAGCAGTTTAAGTATGGGCGTAATTTAAAAATACATACTGCAGAAAGCCTGCTAAAAAATGGACTCAACATAGATAAGACTATTTCAATAGGTGATGCTGAAGTATCTGTTAATGATGTTGTAAAAGCTCAAGTGCAAGACATGATAAACAATCGAAAGCTTGGTAGGTACATAAGTTTTGCAGATACGGATGTCATAGTTATTAATGTTCCTGAGAATGCTACTCAAGAACAGCTTACAAAAGCAGTTTTAACTTTAGGTCATGAACTAGGACACGTACTCTTTAATAATGAACTCAATGCTTCTTTAGACAAAAAAGCTGTTAAAGACAGGCTTATGAAAGCTTTTGAAGCTGATAAAAAACGACTAGCAGAGGCTGGAGGCACTAATGTTTATGAGAACAATGAAGCAGGCTTTGAAGAGTGGTTCTCAGATCAGATGGGTACTTGGCTATTAAATGAATCTAAAAAGCCCACAAATGCAGTAGAAAGTTTCTTTAAACGTCTTGCAGACAAACTTAGAGCAGTCTTTAAAGGTCTTAGCCAAGTTATGCAGGCTAGGTTTAGGCAGAATCCAGATTTTACTGAGTATGTTACTGATACAGTTAAAGCCTATAAAGATGGGCTTCTTACTAATGATCTCACTTATGAGAATAAAGTAACGATACGAGATATGGTAGATGAAGCAGCCAAAGGCCTTAAAAACTTTATGCCTAAAAAAGCTGTGCAACAAATTAAACGTAAAGTTATAGATGCTTTAGAAGTTAAAGAAGAATTAATGCCCAATGATAAAAGGCATTGGTCTGTAGCTTATTTCCTACAGCCCGCGCATAACTACTTGAAACAATTTAGTCCAGAACTAGCAGCTGTTTTTTATTCTCCTTCTCAAACAGAAGACAAGCCAGGGCATTTGAATGCACGTGTGCTTTTGACTTATCAAAGGCTTAATGAACTTTGGAGTATTGCCCCTACTAAACAAACCATGTTTGGGAAGACTGTACCCGACCTAGATGCTTTTGAAACGATATTGCAAGAGGCTGAACAAGATGTAGATATCAGTACATTATCACCAGATGCTCAAAAAGTACGTAGGTTCTTAGATAATTTCTATGAAACTTATGTACGAGGTATTGATGAGACAGTATTTAAACGTGAGAATTTCTATCCTCGTATTCTTGCTATAGCTGAGCTACAAGCTAGTAAAGACATGCAAGCGCAGTTAGTTGCTCTACTGACTGAGTTTAATCCAGAAGGCCCTGGAGAAGGTAAAAGCTTTGCAAAAATTGTAGAAACACTTATTAGTGAACAAGAAGATAACCCAGATAATGTTAAAAACGATGTAGCCGATGTAGCTATTGGTATGACTGAAGAAAGAGCAGAGTTTTTTAAGAAAATACCAAACGAACGTTTACGTCAAATTGGGGCTTTAGAGTCCGCAAATACTTCTATACGTAAGTATGTAGAAGACATGACAAAGAAACTTGACTACAAAGAGAAGTCTCAAACAGTTCTTACTAGGGCAGACAAAAATAATATAGCTAAACAAAGCGTAGGCTTAAGGGAAGCTTTTGAGAGTAAAAAAGTAGGAGATTTAGTTGATGGGTGGAGAGCAACAGAAGTTATGTTGTTACGTATACCAGATGAAAAGAATAGAGGCGCAGCTAGAGATGCAGTAAAAGCTATGTTGGGTAAAACAGGCTTAAATATGTCACCCGCAATGCGTCAGATAAATAGTGCTTTGTTAGCAGTTAACATAGTTACTTATTTAACTTTTGCTACTTTAGCTTCTCTACCAGATTTAGCGGGTCCTGTACTTAGATCTAAAGATTTGTCTATTGAGAACCTTAGAACTGGAGTTAAACAGATAGGTAAATACTTTACTGATACTAAAGAAGCTCAACAATTTGCCAGGGACGTAGGGGTAATAAGCTTTGATTCTATCAATACTAGTGTTATGCAGGCTAATGAGCTTGGGTTTATGACACCTAAAGCACAGCATTATTCAGATTTATTCTTTAGAGCGATAGGGTTGGAGTGGTATACAAACTTTACTAGGACTTTTGCTGCAGGTATGGGGGAACAGTTCTTAATACGTAAAGCAGCTGATGGTTCAGCTAGAGCTACTCGACACCTTAAAGAGCTGGGGGTCTCTAGGGCAGATATAGAACATTGGGTAAAGAATGGGCGTAGTTTTGATTCTCCACAAGGGGCACGTGTACGACAAGCTTTAGGTAGATTTGTAGAAGAATCTATTGTTAGACCCAATGCAGCTGAAAGACCTGTTTGGGCATCTAATCCATACACTGCATTAGTATGGCAGCTTAAGTCTTTCTTTTATGCGTACGGTAAAAACATCGTAGGTGGAGCAATGCGTGAAAGTCAGAATAGATATTCTGAGGATGGAACTTTATCTAGCGCGTCTGTCCCACT